AATCTTCGCGGCCTACGCCATCGGGTACGTCTGCAACGAGGACTTCAGCCACAAAAAGAAGGCCGAAATGCTGGGTATCACGCCAGATGCATTTAGCGAGCGGTTACGACGGGCGCGGAAAAAACTTGCTGTCGTTCTTGCAAAATCGACGGGGTGCGGCTACAACTAGTGCTACGGTCAAAATTGTTCCTTGCGCACGGCCCATAGCAGCTGTAGTGGACCGATACCACGTCGGCCTCATAAGCCGAAGGGAGCTGGTTTGATTCCAGCCGCTGCTACCAATCACCCGAGGCCCGCCACTGAGCGGGTCTCATCGTTTTCGCGCTGGCCGAGTCGCCAATCAGTCCCCCTTCGGGCACTCGGTCGAGCGCGGTCCCTTTTCCCCGGAGGTTCAATGCTCGTCCTGATCCGCGCCATGGCGGTGGTACTGCTGTGCGCGTCCGTTGCACACGCCGATGGCACGGTCGAGCACCAGACCGCCGTCAAGCTGTACCGTGGGCCGTCAATCGTTGCGGCAAGTGATCCCAATCACCCCACATATCGGCCCGACTTCACGCTGCCGGTGTGCCTAGACCTGAAGACTGAGCTCGGCGAGGCCGAGAAAAAGTCCAGGGTCAGCGGTCAGGCAACGTACAAGTGCCAGCTCGAGGATCGGGACATCATCACGTTCCACCCGGCGCCAACCCCGACTTGCGGCGCCAAGCCGGCCGACGAGCAAGAGTCGCGGACCTGCCCCGCCGGGACCGTAGGCACATGGCTGCAGGACCGTATCTGGACACTCCAGCCATACCCAGACTGCTGGGTGCAAGGCGACTGGACACCCGCCGAGCCACCGACGGACATGTGCGCGCCAGTTACAACACCTGCACTGACACTCAAAATCAACGCGGGCGGCCCAGCCATCAGCGACTACGTGGCCGATCGGGATTACCTCAACGGCGTCGCGACCAGCAACTGCAACCGCAGCTACAGCGGCATCTTTGCCACGCGCCGCTACGCTTCGGACGTCTTGCGCTATCGCATCCCGGTGGCCAATGGCCAGTACACCGTCCGGTTACTGTGGCGCGAGTGCTGGAATTCGGCACTGGGTCAACGCGTGCTGTCGGCAACCATTGAGGGCGCGCAGATCGCAGCCCTGGACACGTACCGGCCCGCTGGCGACGTCATCATCGAAGAGCGGACCGTGACTGTCACCGACGACGCGATCGACGTCGCTGTGACTTCAGTGACCGGCGACGCCATGCTTAATGGCATCGATGTGGTGGCGGGCGGGTCTGTGCCAATCCCCGAGCCCGAACCGGTTCCGGCGACCGGCACTGCCGCGCTCAGCTGGACGCCGCCGACGCAGAACACGGATGGCTCAAGCCTAACAAATCTCGCGGGCTATCGAATCTCGTACGGCACGACGCCCGACCTCGCCCAAGTGGTGCAGGTTGCGAATCCCGCGCTGAGCGATTACATCATCGAACGCCTATCGCCGGGCACGTGGTATTTCAGCATCCGGGCGTACGCCACTCAGGGCGTGGAGAGCGCGTCATCGAACACTGTATCCAAGGTCGTTCCATGACGCCGACTCAGCGCATCCGTGAACTGATCATGTGTCCGCTGGCAAAATGCTATCCGGCGGACCCGCCGCGGACGTGCAGCTGGCACCCAACAAGGATCCATAACGCGGTATGGATGAGCCGGGCGAAGACGCGGGCGTGGCTCACCGGCCAGCGCGACGTCGCCGTTTCGGCTTTTCCGGCCGGTTCGCGAAAAAGTACACGGCCACAAATATCAGGATGAATATCCCGTTGGCGAGCGCAAACATCTAAGAGGCCCTCTGGAGCGCGATCCTGCGACTGAGGCTGATGCTGGGCCGCTCCAGGATGGCGTAGGCAACCCACGCCGACACGACGCTGGCAGCGATGCCGACCGCCAATGCGGTCCACTGGCCGACGAACTTGAGCGCCACGCTTTGAGCCGTCCATCCGATGAGCGGATGGAACAGGTAGAGGCTGTACGAGGTGCGGCCGAGGAATTGGCTGATCGGGCCGGATAGCCAAGTCCCCATGGTCCCGAATCGAGACGCGGCGTAAAGCGCGGCCGCTGTAACGACCGCAGTGATGCTCCAGTCTGTATGCGCTAGGGGTGCGGTCACGAGCGTCAAGCCGATGGCAACCACGAGAGCCCATTGTGGCTGTTTGCCGCTGCTGACCCAGTAGGTCATCGATCCCAGCGCGAATGCGTACCAATGGGAAATGAAAAGCCCGGGCAGGCCGTCGATGAGGTTGGCGTTGTCGAGCAACGAAATGCCGAGGACGGCGAACCAGATTGGCAGAAAGGCACTCGTCCGCTGTGTGATCCAGAGCAGCACGATGAGAAACAGGTAGAACTGAATCTCATAGCACAGCGTCCAGTAGATGGATGAGATGGCCTCCAACTGCAAGAGGTCCTGCGCATAGGCGAGGTGGGCCACAAGGGTGGACGCCGAGGGCAGCGCCTTGGATACGCCTATCTGTGCCGCAGCGATGGCTAGCAAAAGGGCTAGAGCAATGCTCGCCCAATACGGCGGGTCGAGGCGGATCGAGCGTCTCGCCGCGAATCGTCCGAGGAACGACAGCGTGATGCGCCGATCGCCGACCGTCATGGTGATGACGTACCCCGAAAGTACGAAAAATATTGCGACGCCCAGGTAGCCCCGATGTGTCAGCCAGTCGGCTGAGGTACGGCCGACGAGATGACAGAGCACCACCATGCAGGCCGCGATTCCACGCAAGCCATCGACGAACACGAGTCGCTGTTTCATCGGGCGAGCATAGCGTGATGTCTGGTGCCGGCGAGGGCCGAGTTCACATATGCACCTATGTCGGATTTGTTGACACGTTATGAGTTTCTTTTTCATTCGCTCGACAGCTGCGCAGGGTGGTGGAGGCGGCGGTGGCGATTTGGTCCACGGCGAGACTGCGAGCATTTCCGGATCTGGCTTCGGTGCCGTAGGCTCGCCGGCGCCGGTTGTTTACGACGACTTTTCGACCGGCACGCTCGACGCGCTGGTTACCCTAACTCCGGGCATCGTCGGTACCTGGGAGGGCGGCTCCGGTGACTCGCAGGTGTACCGCTCCAATGCGGCCGCCGCCGCTCGCGGTGTGCACACGCGCGGTGCTTATCACGACCTTCGCGCCGAGGGCGCCAATGTCACCGTGGCCGCTCTGTGCCTCAACGAGACATTCACGGACGATTGGTACATCGACTGGTGGCACAAGGTGTCACGCCAGCCGGCGAACACCACGACAGAGTGGACGCGCAATTTCAAGACATTTCGGTTCTACGATAACACCGGCGACGGCGATCACTTCGCGCTGACGCACATTGCGCCGGGCGTCGAAACGCAGACTCAGTTCTACACTCGCGATACCTTGCCGTTTGTGTCAGCACCGATCACAGAGGGCGGCTGGGCGCACTTCCGCTTACGGTTTCGTATCCCGCAGACTTTCGCAAGTACCGACGTCATCAACTTCAGCCGGGCTCGCGCGGGCCAAGCGTTCAGCGAGATTTACGACGGCACGTATCGCGGGGCACTCGGCACGACGCAGTACCCGACCGAGTTTCGCCTCGGCGATTACTGGGCGTGGGATGGAGACGGCAGCGCGCCTGCAAACGATGGGGCGGACATCTACACATCCACCGTGCACATCCAGCGCGGTTGGTCCCGCGTCGAACTGGGCAATCACGCAACCTATGCGAGCGCAACGATCACGGAGATTCAGCGCACGACATCGCGCAGCGATACGTTGATTGAGTACATCCCAAACAAGGGGCTGCTATCTACCGGCACGGTCTATGAGTACGTTTTCAATGCGAGCAATACGCTGGTGCAGACCACGGCCAGGACGATTCAGTAATGGCCCTCAGTAAAGTCAGCACCGGCGCAAGCTTCGACAATGGCGGGTCTGCGTGGAGCACGACCGACCATACGAAAGATACAGGCAGTGCGATCGGCGACCTGGCAGTCATCGTCGTCTCGTTTTACGAGAACGGTGACAAAAACGTCAACACTCCGACGGGCTTCACGGATCAAGGCAGCTTTGTCGTAGGGGGTACCGGCACCGACGAGTCCCGGCTCGATGTGTTCACCCGAGTCATCGACGGCACTGAGGGCGCTACGTTCACCGTGTCGATCAACGGTGGATCGATCTTCGGGACAACGCAGCTGCTGACGATTCGCGGGTCGAGCGCGCTGTCGGTAGCGAGCGTCACCGCGGGCACGGCAGCTGCAGGCGTAACAAGTATCGCCGCGCCTTCAGTGAGCGGCACGGACGGCCAGGGACTGCTTGCTGCCTACGGCATCGGTGACCCAGCCGGCACCTACACTGATCCCAGTGGAATGACGCTCGGCATTTCGGAGGGCACGGAAGCCACCAATACGGGCCGCGTCTATTACGAGACGCTGACAGCGACCGGCGCGACCGGCACGCGCACGCTGTCATGGACGAACACGCGCGATGCAATTGGCGTGTCGATACTGGTCAATGGGGCCGGCGCGGGTGGTGGAGGTCCGACAGGTCGTGGACGTTTGGTGGGAGGGAAGCTCGTAGGCGGCAATCTGCTGGTGAGAAGGCTATGAGAGATATCACGATTGGCGAAACGATCGATGTGAAATTCACAACGACCGAACCCGACACGGGACTGCCCGCGACACTCTCGGGTACTCCCGTGGTGTCCGCTTACGTTGGCAATTCCACGACACAGATCACTGCCGGTATCACGCTGTCGGCCGACTTTGATGGGGTGACAGGGCTGAACAATGTGCGTGTCGTGGCGACCTCCGGCAACGGGTACACCGACGGCAGTGACGTGTCCCTGGTTATCACGACTGGCACGGTGGATGCCGTCAGCGCTGTTGGTTACGTGATCGAACAGTTCACCATCGGGCGCGGCGCTGCATTTACTCGCCTCGGCGCCCCGGCCGGCGCTTCAGTCTCTGCAGATATCGCGGCGATCGAGGCGCAGACAGACGACATTGGAGCGGCAGGCGCTGGATTGACGGCAGTCCCCTGGAACGCTGCGTGGGATGCCGAGGTGCAGAGCGAATGCGCTGACGCACTCACGGCATACGACCCGCCAACCAACACGGAGCTTATCGCAGAGATCGACGCGGTACAGGCCGACATTGCCGGGATCACGGCAGGCACATCACCCGATGTGCTGGTTGATACGACCATCGCGACGCTGGCCACGCAAACGAGCTTTACACTGACGGCCGGCAGCGCTGACGACGATGCCTACAACGGCATGGCGGTGATTTTTACCGATCAGGCGACCGCGGCCCAAAAATGGGTGTGCTTCGTCAGCGATTACACGGGCAGCACAAAGACGGTCACGCTCGAGAGCGCTCCAGGCTTCACGATTGCCACCGGCGATGAGGTCGCCATCATGGCGGCCGGCGGCTCTACGAGCGTGCCAGTAACGGCGGCGTTGGCCGATGGCGGCATTACCGCCGCCAAGATTGCGAGCGATGCGTTCACTGCCGCTAAGTTCGCGGCGGATGTGACGACTGAGTTCCAGAGTGGACTAGCTACTGCCGCCGCCCTGGCGACAGTGGACAGCAATGTTGACGCGATTCTGTTGGACACGGCCGAGATTGGAACCGCAGGTGCCGGGCTGACCAACATCAATCTCCCAAATCAGACGATGGACATCGTTGGCAACATCACCGGTAACCTGTCGGGCTCGGTTGGATCGGTGACTGGCGCGGTAGGGTCCGTTGCGGGCGCCGTCGGCTCTGTGACTGGCGCCGTCGGAAGCGTCACGGGCAACGTTGACGGCAATGTCACTGGGACCATTGGCGGACTCGCGACTCAGGCCAAGGCTGATGTCAATGCCGAGGTCGATGCAGCTGTCGCTGATCTTGTGTCTGGAGTCATCACTGGCGCGGCCGCGACCGGGACGCTGTCGACAACCCAAGCCACCACGGACTTGACTGGGTACGCCGATGATCAATTCATCGGGCGCATTGTTATCTGGCTGAGCGGGGCTTGCGAGGGCGAGGCCTCGGACATCAGCGACTATGCCAATACAGGCGGCTTGCTGACGTTCACCGCTCTGACGATAGCGCCTGGTAACGGCGACACCTTCAAGATTGTCTGATGTCTCTCTCTGGCGCCCAGGTAACCCGGCTGTGGCCCTACGGTGGCCCAGGGTTCAACTACGGATCGTTCGCTGGGAAGACCGCAGGCGGCGACACCACCCCCGACCAGTTCAGCTTCACGGATCAGTCAGGTGTTGCACTCTCGAGCACGATCACTAGCGCACCGATCACGGTCACGGGCATTGATGCAGCCGCTGCGATTACGGTCAGTGGCGCATCAACGCCGCTCTACAGCATCAATGGCGGTGCATTTACCGCTGATGCCGGGACGGTTGACGTTGGCGATGAAGTCCGGGCGCGACACACGAGCAGCGCGAGTTACCTCACCGCCACGAATACCGTGGTCACGATTGGCGGGGTGGCGGATACGTTCACAAGCACGACGACGCCCGACCCGTCGTCATCCGATCCGCGTGGCTTTGGCTGGCTGGCCAATCGACTTGGTTTAGGCACTTGAGGAATTATGAACGCAAAGGTTAGTCGGGAGATCAGTTCGGCCGCGGGGTCGGTCACGATCACGAAGTCGAATGACACTATTTACGATCCACCGGGGCGCGGGCTCTATGTTGGCGTCACAGGCAACGTGGCTGTACGCATGGCGGGCGACCTTTCGACGCCAATCTTTATCAACGTGCAGGGCGGGACCGTGCTGTCGATCTGTGTCGATAAGGTGTTAGACACAGGCACCACCGCCACCGACATTATTTTGCTGCGCTGATGCTTGGTCGCATTGACATCAGCCTGCTCGGCCCGCCCATTGGCGTTGCCGTGACGCCTCGTATCAACGAGGGCGAGGCTTTCCGTGTGACGATCCGTGCGCTTACTGCGGATTTGGCGGCGTCCACGCCGGACGGGATGCGCTATCGGCTGGACGATCTGGACCAAGGTAACGCAATACTCGACTGGACCATCCTGACGCCAGCCACCTCGGTCAACGTCATCATCACCGGCGCCCAGAACGCCATGCGCAATGGTCTACGCGTGGAGCGGCGCCAGATGGTGTTCGAGGCCAGCGATAGCGACGGGGCGATTCGGAAGGCACTGGATTACGACATTACCGATTTACAGGGCATCGAATGAACGGCAAAGACCTGAAAGTCACCGCAGTCGCCAACGAGGTCTATCCCATGCTGCTGGAGATGTGCGGCAACAGCGGGATCGACATCGCGGACCTGATCCGGGAGTTGGCGGGCAAGCAGCAGTTGGCGGATATCCGGAGCGGGATGGTCACAGCGCAGAGCACGAGGACACAATGAAGAGGCTGGATGGTCTTTTGACCGGCGCTGACTCAGTTGGCGTCGAATCCAACTGGGGGCAATTCACCAGTAACTCGTCTATTGCCAGCGCCTTGACCGGTGAGCGTGCATTGCCAGGGTTAGTGGACGTGACTGCCGCCGCGCTCATCGCATCCAGCGAGCGAAGTCTACCACTGGGAGCGAGAGACGCGTCGAGGTGGTGAACTAATGCTACTTCCGCGCGTCAAGGTAGGGGAGATTCCCGACAAATGGATATGGTTCGGCGTCGTCAAATATCCAGAATGGCGCGAAGAGGTGCAGCAACGTCAATGCGATGAGGCATACCTATTCATGCTCAAGCTGCCGAGTTACGGCTATCACTGTCCCATTGAATGGGATCGCAAAGAATGGTGTCAGCTGGTGATCTTTTGGCACGGCTGGTATGGATTTAAGGCGCAGTGGATGCGAGATACGAAGCTTGGCGAGGTGGGGATAAATGGCTGATACACCACAAAGAAGTCCCAGGCTTGCCGCGTATAGGGGGGAGTACCGAAAGAACCTGCGCGAGAAGATCGACGCGGATGGCGCTTTGGCCGATATCGAGAAGGTCAACAAGAAGATCAAGGCGAAATGGAAGTCGCTTGAGCCGGCCCAGGTCGGCGCCCTGAAGCTGCTTTCGGATAACAGCTGGCGGAAGCTCGGGAAGCTCCTACCTGACTTGAAGGCAGTCGAGCACGACCCAGGGGAGCACGCAGAGAACCTTGCACGGGATCAAATGAATGTCCGCCTTGCCGAGATTTACGCCGCAGCACATAGCCGCATTGACGGACGAGGAAGCGGCGGAGCTTTACCGCTTGACGTTGGCTCTAAATCGACTCACTGAGCGCGAGAAGCTGTACAGCTACTACCCCGACGAAGGCCCGCTTAGGCGGGAGTTGTATCCGAGGCACACAGAGTTCTTCGCGCATGGGGCTGTGCACAAAGAGCGGCTACTGCTGGGGGGCAATCGGGCCGGCAAAAGCTTCGCGGGATCGTATGAGGTTGCCTGTCACTTGATTGGCTGGTACCCGCACTGGTGGGTCGGCAAGCGGTTCACTACACCAACACATTGGATCGTTGCGGGCGACACGGCGCGCACCACGCGCGATATCATTCAGGAGAAGTTGCTAGGTCCGCCAGGTAATGCAGAGCTGCAGGGTACTGGCATGATTCCGCAGGCAAGCATAGCCCGCACCATTGCAAAAGCTGGCGTGCCAGATGCGGTCGAGAATGCACACGTCAAGCACAGTAGTGGTGGGATGTCGCTGGTGCAGTTTCGGTCATATGATCAGGGGCGCGAGATATTTCAGGGCACGAGCCAGCATGGCGTATGGATCGATGAAGAGGCAGATCAAAACCTGTATGTGGAAGCGCTCATGCGAACGATGACGACGGACGGAATTGTTCTTGCGACTATGACACCGCTGCAGGGGCTAACCCCGCTGATCCTGTCATTTCTGCCTGACTGGAGCCCGGCGCAAGCTTAGATGCCATACAAAGATCCAGAGAAGGCCGCTGAATGTAAACGCGCCTCATATAACAGGCGGAAGGCGCTCCCAGAGGTCATCGCCAAGAAAGCTAGAAACACGGCCGTGTATCGAGCGAGGCATCCGGAGAGGGCGAGGCAGGCAAAACTAGCTAGCGAGCGCAAGCGATTTGCCACGAACGCCGAGTATCGCGCTTTGAGCCGTGCCAAAGCTGCCAAGAAACAAAGAGCAAAGCGGAAGACAGTTCGGATCAAGAAGTATCGCGCCATTCATCAAAAGGCGAGGCAGTACAAGCTTAGGTCGCTCGGCAAAGTTGCCAGTGCGGAAAATGTCTCGTATGCACTTGAGCAGTACAGATTTGGGGATAGGTACATGGATGTATACAGCGGAGAACTGATTTCCACTCCCACGCTGGATCACGTAGTGGCTTTAAACAGCGGCGGGTCTAATGAGTGGCCGAATCTCGCTGTAACCAGCGCACGGAACAACTCCATGAAGGGAAAGAAGTCCCTTATTCAGTTCCTGCTGTCACGACATGTCTAAGGCGGTCGTCTTTGCTGATTGGGACCACAGTCCACACCTGAGCGAAGACCAAAAGAGCGCGTTGCTTGGGAGTATCCCACCATGGCAACGAGACAGCCGTACGCGCGGCGTGCCTCAACTTGGCAGCGGCGCGATATTCCCTATCGGTGAAAGCGAGCTGGTTGTTGAAAACTTCGAAATCCCAGAGCACTGGCCTAGGGTCTACGCGCTGGATGTTGGCTGGGCGCGAACAGCCGCTATTTGGGGTGCAATAGATCGAGAATCTGAGACGGTCTATCTGTACTCGGAATATTACCGAGGGCAAGCAGAGCCATCGATTCATGCTACGGCGATCAGGTCTCGCGGCGACTGGCTGCAAGGTGTCATTGATCCTGCGGCGCGCGGTAGAGCGCAAGCGGACGGTCGGCAACTCATTGCCGACTATCGAGACCTTGGTCTCAACCTGACTGAGGCTGACAACGCCGTTGAATCAGGGCTGTACTCAATGTGGGAGCGATTCTCGGCAGGCAAGCTGAAGGTCTTCAAGACGCTTCAAAATTGGCTGATGGAATACCGGATATATCGCAGAGACGAGAAAGGCAGGATCGTGAAATCGAATGACCATTTGATGGACGCGACTAGGTATCTCGTAGTGTCCGGCCTCAGCCTCGCCACGACCAAGCCCGCGCCATACACCGACACGCACAACGTTTGCGCTGACTTCGCCTAATGCCGCGCCCCACGAACGCCGAAGTCTCGACCAAGCTCTTGGCCGAGGTCAAAGAGTGTTACTCGCGCTCCATCACTGCTGACGGCGAGAACCGCGAACTCGCACTGGACGACATCCGGTTCGTCGACGAGGAAGGCGCGCAGTGGGATGACGACACGCGTCGGAATCGTGGCCCACGGCCGTGCTACACCTTCGACCGCACATCGATCAGCATTGATCAGGTCAAGGGTGACCAACGACAGAACACGCCGCAGATCAAGGTACTGCCGATCGATAACAAGTCGGACCGGAAGAAGGCGGAGATATTCGAGGGCCTGATCCGCGCCATCGAGCGCAATTCCTCGGCCAAGACGGCCTACAACACGGGCTTTGACTTTGCCCTGAAGGGTGGCTTCGGCGCCTGGCGCGTGTACCCGAAGTTTGTAGAGGATAGCTTCGATCAGGAGTTGTGCATCGAGCGCATCGAGAACCCATTCACGGTGCACTTCGACCCGTCGGCGAAGGACTTCCTGAAGCGCGATGCCGGGTGGGCGCTGGTCACTGAGCGCATGGCCAGGGATGCCTATGACGCGCAGTATCCCGACGCGACCCCCTCCGATCTCGACCTGTCGCACCACGATCACGATTGGCTGAACGAGAAAGAGGTCCGCGTCGCCGAGTACTACAAGCGCATGCGGCGGAAGAAGACGCTGGCACTGCTCGATGACGGTCGTGTGATCGATTACGACGCGATCAAGGCGATTGAGGACGAGTTGCTCGATCCACCTCCGGGCTCGGGCATCAAGCCGATTCGCGTGTTGAAGAAGCGCGAGGCCGATACGACATTCGTTCGCTGGTGGAAGATATCCGGCGCGGGAATCATCGACGGACCGATCGACTACGAGTGGAAGTACATCCCTATTGTTCCGGTCTACGGCCGCGTGACGAACATCGAGGGCAAGCGCAAGTACCGCGGACTAGTGAGGAAGGCGAAAGACCCGCAGAAGGCGTACAACGGTGCTCGTACGGCGGAGATTGAGGCCGTGGCCATGGTGCCGCGCTCGCCGTACATCATCACGCCGACGACGATTAAGGGATTCGAGAATCAGTGGCGTGAGGCTAACGCCAAGAACCCGCTGTTCTTGTACTACAACCAAGTCCAGAACGCGCCCAATGGAGGCAAGCCCACACGCGAGCCGATGCCGGAAATTCCGCAAGCGCTTATCGCGCTGTCTGCACAGGCGGCCGACGACATCAAGGCCAGTACGGGCAAGTTCGGCCCAAGTCTCGGCGAGCCCCAGGCGAATGAGTTGCCCGGCGCCATCCGCCAGCGAAACACTGAGGGCGATGTCAGCTCGTACGAGTTCATTGATAACCTTTCGGAGTCCATTAAGTACACCGGTGAAATCCTCGTGGACATGATCCCGAAGGTGTACGACGGCGAACGCGTGGTGCGCATCCTTGGCATCGATGGCAAAGAGGCGTTCGAGACCATCAACCAGCGTGGCCAGGATGGGAAGCTTGTCAACGATATCTCGCAGGGCCGCTATGATGTGACGGTGGATGTGGGCCCGGCCTACACCACACAGAGACAGCAGGCCGCTGATTACCTGTTGAAGTTCGCCTCGACGTCCGAGGCCGTAAAGACGATGGCGAGCGATCTGATTGCCAAGAGCCTGGACTTCCAGGGTGCCGACGAACTCGAACGCCGCCTGCGCATCCCGCTCATCCAGCAGGGCGTCATTCCCGAGGATCAGCTAACGGACGACGAGAAGGCAGCGCGGCCGCAGGGTCCGCCGCCACCCGATCCGATGCAGGAGGCGTTGTTGCAGAAGCTCAACGCCGACGCCTCCAAGTCCATGGCACAGGCGCAGAAGGCGCATATCGACACGGCGAACGCATCGATCGATGCGCAAATGAAGCCGCAGCAGCTGCAGAAGCTCATTGCCGAGACCGTCGGGCAGATGCTGTCGAACATGCAGATAGCCGGCGAGATCGGCGTCGATCCCAAGACGGGGCGGATGCAGCTGATGAAGTACATGCAGGGCGGAAATGAATTGGCGCAGCCTAGAGAGCCTAGGCGGGTCGAAGCGCGGGTGGTGTAGTTGCATCGTGTGCCTGGGTGTGTATAGTGGCACCCATGATTCGAACAAACGTACATTTCAACAAGGAAGTCCTTGCCACGCTGCGAAAGATATCCAAGAAGTCCGGGGTACCAGTTGCGGAACTGATTCGTCGCGCGGTCAATGAATATCTCATTCATGCCATAGCAACTCGGCAGGCAGGGACATGACGATGCACGACCTAGCTAGGTCCCTGTTTGGCGATCCCGGAAAAGATGCTTCCGGGCTGCGGAATGCTGCCGTAGGGTGCTGCGATTGCGGCTACAGGATTGTCGCCGATGATGGACGGCAACACGACTTGCTGTGTTTCGGGAGATGCGTTCGATGCTTCCTGAAGTGGCGAGGAGCCTGACGTGGACTGCACCCTAGCCACCCTGATCGCCTGTTTCAGCTGGTCAAACCTGTATCTGGATGTCGGCGCTGACTTCATTAAGGACCGAGGGCGCTCGTACTCGGAATCGTCCTACGGCGAATCGCTGTATGTTCTGCCGGCGAATGGCAACGAGCCATTCCTGCAGCGGAACATGATCCGCCAAATCGACAGTATCGAGCGGGACGTATTTAATCCGTACGTCCGCCCGGCTCTGGGTTACGAGATCGATATGCGCGCAGTGAAGCTCGACTTCTCGGTGTTCTACCAGGAAAGCGCTCGCGTCAGTGATCGCGGTGAGTATGGCGCGTCCATTCGGCTGCGGCTGCATCCGTTCGGGGGCTCGCGATGAATCTGACTATCGAAAATCCTGATGCCCCAGTAAATGAGCGAAAGTGGACCATTGAGGTTGATGGTGGGGTTCTCATTCTTTCGGCATGGTCAGACGATGGTGCTCGTAACGAATCGATTACTGTCATTCGTACAGGCGCCAAGATTGACCGGATAGAGGATGAGAACGGCCGGCCGCTGTGGTGCGGCGATGAATGAGCCCATGACCGACGCCGAGCACGCCGAATGCCTGGAGTGGATTCGCAACGCTGAGCGACAGCTGAGGGAAAGCGAGGCCCGGACCCAGAGAGATAAGGCGCGCTTTGAATGCACCGAGCGGGCCATCAGCTCGGCAATGGGCCTGTATATTGCGATGCTTGAAGGGCAGTTGCGGGCGATCTGGTGGGGCTTGGAGGAAGTGGAGCGGAGGCGCAGTGAAGAAGGTCATAACCGTTGATCCGCAGCAGTTTGCGTCTATCAGACGGGACGCCTTTGAGGACGAGATTCGCGGTATCGACCCCGGGGTACGATGGAAACATCAGTACCCGGATGCAACCGAGATCGAGTTCAAGGTGGACTCGTTCACCTTGGACTTCCCAAAGTTCGAAGGCGACCCGAAGGACCTGCCGAAGGCCGACATCATGGAAGTAGAACTCTGCCAGGACGGGTCCATCGTCTACAAGACAGACGGGGTCACTACTATCGAATTGCCGAGTATCGCAAATGAAACCTAATCAACCACCCGCCGCCCCGAAACCCATGACTCCCGCCGAACACCGCAAACAGCAGCGCAAGGAGTTCGACGAGCGACTGGAGGCGGAGAAGCGAGGACGCAGGCCGTGAGCACCAACATCGCCGAGAGAGGTCAGGTCATGTTGGTGCGCGATCACATCGCCGAGCACCTAGACGAGATTGCCGACCTTTCGGAGTTGTGGAAGCGTAGACGCCAGAGCACGACTGAAAGCTATGTGCGGATGGCGCTAGTAAATGCGTGTGGTGCACTGGCCATGCTGTACGAGGCGGAGGAGCGAGGCCGGCAGAAGTGAATTGGATTCTATGCAAAGAGCGAATGCCGGATAGCCCTCGCCCCGTGCTGGTTTGTAACTCGTACGGGCATATGAGCATCCTGATGTGGAATGACAGCAGGGGGTGGCATGACTCCGCCAATTATGAGTATGCCAGCGACCTGATAACCCATTGGGCAGAGCTAGAGCCTCCCGGGGTATCCCGATCAAGTCCAATGAGCAAGCTCACGCATAGCTGAGCCCCGAACGAAACAAACAAAGCCCCGCCAAGTGCGGGGCTTTTGCTTTCTAGTGATTCGAATTCCGCCCGCACTGGCGTTCAGTGCATCACTTGAGTAATCTATGCCCGACGAAATCGCTATTGTCCCAGCGCAAGAGGACACGGCTCCACCAGCCGCAGCAGCTTCCCCAGCTCCTGATCAGGTGACTTCGGGTGCCGCACCGCAAGCGGCGATCGCCGACGCTCCAGACGGCGCAAGGCCCAGCCGGGCCCAGGAGCGTATCGAGGAACTGAACGCACGAGCGAAGGCCGCACAAGAGTACGGCGAGTATTGGCGTCAGCGCTTCGAGGAACGAGACCGACAGGCAGTCCCCGCTCCTGTTCAGGAGACCCCCGATCCTGAGCCCGATGCGGATGCGTTCGACGATCCCAAGACGTACACCAAGGCGTATTCCGCCTGGAACGACCGCAAGACCGAAAAGCGCATCCAGCAGATCGCCGAACAGGCGAAGAAGGACGCGGAAACTGCAGCCGATAAGCGGCATGCGAAAGCCAGTGAAGAGGCCCGATTGCGGGCGTTGGATGGTCAATTCGAGCAGCGTCAACAGGCGTTCGCTGAGAAGACCCCGGACTACGCCGACGTGATCCGAAATCCAGCGTTGAACTTCTTCAACGGCGACTTTCTCGAGGCCATCAAGGCCGACGAGATGGGTCCGCAGCTCGCCTATCACATCGCCAAGTCACCTGCATTGGTGGCAAAGTTGGCAGGTCAGTCCGTTCCCGCGCGCCTAGCCAGCCTCGGCCGCATCGCCGCCGAGCTATCGCGTCCAGCTCCTCCCCCGAAAGTCACCGCTGCGCCGGCCCCGCCGACGCCAATCGGTGGTGGAGCAGGTGGGGAGATCGATCCCCGTAAACTGTCCATCGACGATTGGATGCAACATCGAACCAAAGAGATTCGGGCGAAGCGCCAATCTCGGTAGATGCGGGGCCACGCAGCTCTTAGGAGCTGAAAATGGCTAATACGATTCTCACGGTCGATCAGATTACGAGGGAGGCTCTGCGGGTTAACTGAGTAGCCCCTTTGCGCGGGAACGCGCATCGAAGAACGATGTGAATTCGGTGAAACCCTAACCTTTGTTTGAGGTAAACTTCTGATGAAGTATGAAAGAACAAAGCATGGCAACACCGAGCCAAGACCTGACGAAAGCACAGAGGTATCGATTAAAGCTCATAGCCAATCCGCAGCAGGCCGAGTGTCGAAAATGTGGCGCGACCTACAGCACCGCAGACACTGCAGGCCGAAAATGGCTGTGCCGCCCATGCCTTCAGGCATACATGGCGGCAAGTCAACGGAACAAGCCTGCGGAACTGAAAGCGGAATACTCACGACGATACAGGGCCAGACAGGGCGATGCATATCGCCAGAAAATGGCTTCTCGTTGGCGCGAGTTGAAGGCAAAGATGTCTCCCGGAGAACTGGAGACATTAAGAGCAAAGGACCGAGCAAAGACGAAACGGTTGAACGCAGCGCTCAAAGACGAAGTCTTTACCGCCTACGGCGGATGGATATGCAGATGCTGCGGAGAGACCGAGCGAGCTTTTCTCACAATCGATCACCTACAGAACAATGGCAGCAAACTCAGAAAAGAGGGTGTGCATGGCCATTCCGCCGATTTCTATCGGTGGCTGAAGAAGGGCGGATTTCCGCCAGACTTTCAGGTTCTGTGCATGAATTGCAACGTGGGGAAGCACCGCAACGGTGGTGTTTGCCCGCATCAGGTAAGGTGTAACGACTAGAGCGCAAGCTCGTAGGGCCAAGCGGCCCGAAGTGCATCGGACCCCAAAAGGGTCATGAGATAGTCTGCTCTGCATGGAAACATGCAGCGGTTCCGAAAGGAACGGGCGAGGAACTAGCGAGCCTCGTTGAACATCAGGACTCCACCAAAAACTCCGATTCATCGGCTCCATCAACCGAGGTTACGACAACCAGTTCGCCCAGGAAGGCGCGAAAATCGGCGACACCCTGCGTATCCGCTTGCCGAACCAGTACACGATTCGTACGGGTCGCACGCTGAGCGTGCAGGACAACGTCGAGCGGAACGTCACGTTCCAGATCAGCAATCAGGCGGGCGTGGACATCAACTTCACGTCCACCGAACTGACGCTGGACCTGGATCAGTTCAGCGAGCGCATCATCACGCCCGCGATGGCGACGATTGCCGCCTACATGGAATCCACCGTCTGGACGGCGCGCTACAAGGATGTCTACAACCTCGTCAACCAGAACGGCGTGGCGCCAACGCTGAGAAGCATTCTGCTGGCAAAGCAGAAGCTGGACGACAGTCTGGCGCCGGAAGACGAGCAGCGCACGATGCTGCTGTCGACCACGCACCAGGTCGGGCTGGTGGATCAGATCAAGGGATTGTTCAACCCGCAGGACGTCCTGTCCATGCAGTACAAGGAAGGCCGCATGGGCAAGTCGGCCATGTTCGATTTCTTCCAGTCGACCCATGTGCTGGATCACACGACCGGAACGGCTGTCGAGGGCGACACGCTGTACAACGTCAATGGCGCCAATCAGACCGGCGCCTCGCTGACGGTGGGTACAGGCACCACGACGTTCCTGAAAGGAGACGTGATCACGCTCGCGGGCTGCAACCGAGTCCATCCGGAAACCAAGGTCGACACCGGCCAGCTGCAGCAGTTCGTCATCACGGCGGACTCCGGCGCCAATGCAACGACGCTGGCAATTTCGCCGTCCATCATCACGAGCGGCGGTGCGCAGAACGTGGCCGCGAGCCCGACCACCACGGGGGCCGTCAACAAGATCGGCGCCGGGGCGAGCGAACTGCTGACCAGCTCGATGGGCTATCACAAGGACGCGTTCTGCTTCGGTACGGCCGATCTCATCCTGCCCGAAGGTGTGTCGTTTGCAGCCCGTGAGGTCTACGACGGCATCAGCATGCGCATCATCCGTGCCTACGACATCAACAATGATATGCACCCGTGCAGGATAGACGTTCTGTTCGGCTCGGCCACGCTGCGCGCTCAGTTGGCTAGCAGAATGCACGCGGACGGTTAAGTCATCAACATCGCGCCGGTCTCGTGACGGCGCTTTCTTGTAGGAGATTTCGATTATGGCTATCAATCAGCTCGGGGACGGCAATCCTGATGGCGTTCAGATGCCGGCCACCAAACTTGGATTCTATGGGCTTGCGACGCCGATCGCTCAACCGAGCGTGACTTGGCCGGCAACCACAACCGCAACGACCACGCTCAACGAAACCAAGGTGGATCGCATCATGACGGCCTTGGTGAATCTGGGTCTCATCGTTACTACGTAAGGAGTCATGACCATGCCGACAGAAGAGACATTCGGCGTCGCCACCTCCCATGTGAAAGCTGACGTACTCCAGCATCGCGCTGGCGGTACGGCGGGGTTCTATGGCGTAGCGGCCATCGCCCAGCCGAGCGTCACGTGGCCCAACACCACCACGGCGACAACTACGCTCAATGAGACCAAGGTGAATCGCCTGATGGCGGCCCTGGTTGATTTGGGCTTGATTACTACCACCTGAAGGGCGGCGCCGGGAAACTGGCGCCGTTTTCTTTTTGAGCATTCACTTCTACGATGAAGGCGAGCCGGCGACAGGGAAAAAGGTTCTGCTCGCAACGCCCGCTTACGCTACCACTTCAGCCGCCTACACATTCGCGATCGCGAAAAGCAGGGCGGCGCTTTCTGCAGCAGGAATACAGTCTGCGTATCTGATCCTACATGGTAATTGCCATGTGGACGACGGACGAAATTCTATCGTCAGGGATTTCCTAGAATCCGACTGCACCGACTTGGTGTTTCTGGACGCAGACGTCGATTGGGAGACGCAAGGCTTAGTGCGTCTGTGCCAGCATGATCTCGATGTAGTCGGCGGCGTGTACCCATATCGACGCGAGGGCGTTGAGAGCATGCCGGTCCGGATGATGGCCGGCGCCTCCATCGCAGAGGATGGATTGTTGGAGGTTTGCGGACTTCCAACGGGATTCATGAAGATAAAGCGGCATGTGCTTGAGCTTATGGCTGCAGCTGCGCCGAAGTTCTACGACAAGATTTACGAAACCGCGCTGGTGTTCGATCGTCCCACACCGGGCGCTGACAAAACCCGCTGGGGCGGTGACATCGACTTCTGCAATCGCTGGCGAGCGATGGGCGGCCGAATCTTTGCTGACGCGGAGTTGAGGCTAGGTCATACCACGACGATCATCATTCGCGACAGTTTGGGGTCGCATCTTCGTCGGGTGGCCGGCGCCACGTTGGCTCATGTAATCCCGAGAGTTCGTGCCGGCGTGGAAACCGACGCCGACTATAACGAGGCATTCAAGTACGGCAACAACAATTTTTCCGCCGATCCCGGAGTACTTGCCGTGGTGACCGGAGTGGCTCGCAAGTGCCGGGGCCCAATCATTGAGGCAGGATCAGGGCTGTCTAGCGTTTTTATGGCCGCAGTCGCGCCTGACCAGAAAGTGTATTCACTGGAGCACAGCAAGCAGTACGCGTCTCAAACGATAGCGTGGTGCGAGGAAGCTGGGGTCACCAACGTTGGCATCTGCTACGCGCCGCTGAAGGACTTCTGGTACGACGTCGACCAATTCGATCTGCCGAAGAAATTCGCGCTCGGTTTCTGCGACGGTCCGCCGCGCATGTACGGAACGCGTATGCAGTTCTTCGAGAAAATCGCGCCACGCTGTGTCGTGGTTGTCGTCGATGACATCAAGTCGGATAACAACTTCGCCAAGCAAGTCCATCAGTGGGCGCAGGCCAATGAAATGACAGTCACTATTCTCGGCAGGGCTGCGATGCTCACCCGAGCCAATGCCTGGGCGCAGGCGGCTTAATGGCCACGCCCACTTCACAGGCCGCGTCGCAGGTCATCGCAGACGCACTTTTGGCAATAAATGTTCTGAGGGATGGCGAGACTCCAAGTGCCGCCCAGCAAGCCCAGGCCATCCGCCGCCTCAATCAGATGATGGCGCTGTGGGAGGCTGAGGGAAAAAGCCTCGGCTATATCCCAGTGGGTACCGTCACCGATGTGCTGACCGTTCCCGACGCGGCGATCCTTGGCATCGTGAATAACTTGGCCATCCATATGGCGCCGTCGTTTGGCGCGACCGTCCCGGTGGAGATTGCCACGCTTGCGATGATGGGGTTGGCGACCATCGACAAGATCACGGCCAAGGAAGTGATCATGGACATGGACCTGCCGCGCTCTGCGGAGTGGCCGGGCGAATTCAACATTAACACGGGCTAACGATGGCTTCCCTGCCGTTGCCTCTTCATTCATATCAACTGAGATCGAGGCCAGCCAGTCCGTCGCGGCTGGTCAATTGTTTCCCGGAAAAGCTTCCCGTTGGCGCCAAGGCTCCTTACGCACTCACGCGATGCTTCGGCGTCGCCGCGTGGTCGACCGTAGGCGCTGGACCGATCCACGCGATTCACAAAGCGCTTGGGTATATCTGGGTGGTTTCCGGTAGCGAACTATACCGCGTTGATTCAAACAAGACGGCAACACTGATTGGAAACATCGGCGCCGCTAGCACCATCGATATCGACAACAACATTGACACCGTCGTCGTCGTTAACGAGCCTGACGCTTATTACTACGATACGACGACAGCGACTTTTGCGCAGATCACGGATACGGACTTCACCTCGCGCGGCGCGTCGAGTGTGGAGTTTCTCGACAATTACCTGCTGTTCATTGAGCCGAACTCGGGTCGGTTCTTCGGCTCCGATGTCGGCTCGGCGACATCCTTCGGCTCGCTGAACTTCGCCACCGCTGAAGGCTCACCGGACAATCTCGTCGGCATGAAGGTTGATCACCGGCAGGTCATTCTCTTCGGCGAGACGACCACGGAGATTTGGGAATTGATTGGCGGCGCCGGCTTTCCCTTTGCCAGGGCTGCGAACGGATTTGTCGAGCAGGGCTGTTTTAACGGCAGGACGGCGGCAAAACAGGACAACTCAGTGTTCTGGCTGGCGCAGGACTACACCGTCCGCCGACTCGACGGCATCACGCCGGTGCGCATCAGCCAGACCGGCATCGAGCAGGCGCTGGGTTCGGTCACGATCGGTTCAGGACAAGCCTACTCGTATTCGCAGGAAGGTCACCTGTTCTATGTGATGACCTTCCCGGAGGGCACGTTTGTCTATGACGCGACAACCAAGGAGTGGCACGAGCGCGAGACGTATGGCTATGACTATTGGCTGCCCTGGAGCCACGCGCAAGCCTTCGGCCTCGAACTGGTGGGCGATGTTTCCAGTAACCGCATCGGCTACCTATCTCCAACAACCTACGATGACTGGGGCACAACACAGAGGATGGAATGGACCTACCAGCCCGTGTATGCGGATGCCAACCGAGCCTTCCATGATCGTCTCGAGGTCGTCATGGAAACCGGCGTCGGCTTGACGACTGGCCAGGGCTCGGACCCCGAGATGATGATGGACGTATCGGATGATGGCGGCCGGACGTGGCAGGCGTTGCCGAACAAGAAGATTGGCAAAGTCGGCGAGCATCAGCAGCGCGTCTTGTGGACGCAGCTTGGATCATCGTTCGATCGAGTCTACCGAGGCGCCATCTCCGATCCCGTCAAGGCGACGCTGATTGATACGCAGCTAGAAGCGCGTGGGGCTCGACCGTTCACGAGGCGCGCATGAGCGTCCGCAGAATATTACCGGCCGTTCCGACAGACATCAGAGAGTGGACGCGCTTTCTATCCGGACTGTTTTTCTCGCGCACGTTCACGGCATCGCTCACTCAATGTACGACCACGCCAACAGGGACGGTTAAATACACCACCTCGGCGGGGATTGTGGTACTGCAAATCCCGGCCATTACGGGGATATCAAATGCAACGGGCGGGGCGCTGGTGGGATTGCCCGAAGAGATCAGGCCGCCCAACACCGGGTTGACTCAGTATGTGCCCGCGAGAATTACAGACAATAGCGTGACTGCCTTCGGCCTCGTGGCCATCAATCACACGGACACGATGAGCATCCTCACCGGCGCGGCAGGTGGTGGATTCACCGCAGCGGGGACGAAGGGAATCCAGTACTGCACGGTTGCATACTCAATCGATTGACATGATCACCATCGTGGACAGTTTTACGCCCTACATCGATGAGGTTCGAGTGAGCGCGCTTGTTAGCGGCTTCGGAACGTGGAGGCCGAATACTGGCGAGGTCGGCTCGTCGGTGTATGAAGGGATGAATTTCTGGGGGAAGCATTCGCTGCTGCTTCATGCGCTTTCGTACTGTGTTGGCCGACCGGTGTTTCCGAACAGTATGTTTTTTCGCGTGACGAACGAGGACACAGAGGCTGCGTACGTTCACAGCGACCGCGAATCCGGAGATTTTACCTGCATCGTTTATCTATCCGATCATAAGGAGCGCAGCGGAACCGGGTTTTATCGACACCGCGAGACCGGAATGACTCACATGCCATCGTTCGCAGAGATGTCGGAAGACCGAGCGTCGTTCGAAAAACTAAAGCACGAAATGGTGGGTGGCTCAGAGGAGCATTGGGAGCAGCTCGATTTTGTACGTGGGCAGTTCAACAGAGCAGTGATTTTCGACGCCCCACGCTTTCATGCGCGCAGCCCGAAGCGGGGAATTGCAGACACGGCTGACGCTGGCCGAATGGTTTGGGTTTGTCACTTCGTGACGCAACTGACAGGTGCAAGTCATGGCTGAAATCTGGGGCGCAGCTCTAATAGTAGGAGGCGCCGTATATTCGTCAAGGCAGGCCGGTAAAGCAGCAGACGCTCAAGGTCGCGCGGGCGATGCCGCCATCGATGAACAACGTCGCCAGTTCGACACGATGCTCAATCTGTCGTCGAACCAACGCCAGATCGGCAATCAGGCGCTCAATGCGCTGGGCAGCATCTATGGCTATGACCCGGCCCCTGGGTATTCGAACGAGGAATACCCGCTGTACGGCGGTACTCGCGGCGGCATGCGATCTCAAGAGCCCATGCTGGTCGGTGACACAGAACTGCCGCCGGGAACAACCTTTGTCGATAAGGGCGGTGGTTGGTATGAGGTGCATTATCCGGGATTTGGTCGCATCGGAACACTTCGCCCGGGCGGCGCCAATGGCAGATTTCTTAATGATGCCGGTGTTGATATCGGAGGCGTATGGCAGCAGTGGGAACAAAGCCAGATGGCCGAGAATGCCGCCGCACGTGGTGAGGCCGGAGGCGCGGGCAACCAGCTCGCCCCCGACTATTCCGAGTTCTACAAGTCCCCGGATTATCAGTTTCGCAGGAGCGAGGGCCTGGACATGGTGCAAAACAGTGCCGCCGCTCGCGGCGGGCTGTACTCGGGCAACGCGCTGCGCGGGATCACTGAATACGGTTCCGGCCTCGCTGCCGGTGAGTTCGGCAATTACGTCAACCGACAGCTTGCACTGGCCGGCATGGGGCAGACCGCAACCACGCAGGCCGGTAACGCTGCGATGACGACCGGCGCCAACGTTGGGAATCTGCTCGTCGGCCAGGGCAATGCTCGGGCTTCCGGAATCGTTGGGCAAGCCAATGCTATCACCGGTGGCGCCAATGACCTTGCGTCGCTCTATGGGATGTACCGAGGCGGGTTTTTCGGCGGTGGTGGAACTGGCTACTGGAACAATCAAGCAGTTACTGCGGGTGGCGGCTAATGGCTGAAATCCGCCCAGTGCAGATTGCCGGAAACATGCTGGCCGGCTATCAGGGCGCACAGCAAATTCAATCGAACCAGCAGACGAATCAACTGCGCGGTATGCAACTCCAGCAGAGCCAGCAGCAGATGCAGCGGGATGATGAGTTCCGAAATCAGCTGGGCACGTACTTGCAGGGCGGGACGAATGCGCTCGCGGCGATGTATCAGGCCGATCCAGAGCGAGCGATGCAGGTGCAGGCGTCCCAGCAGAAGCAAAACGAGTTCATGCGTACTCAGAAAGTCGAGCAGAGCAAGACAGCCTATGCCCAGGCTCAAGGCGTCATCAACTCAGAGGCGCCTGCCGATTACATGCGCGTCCTGCTCCCCGACATTACCAGTAAGTGGGCAGAGCAGAGCGGCAAGCCACCTGAAGAAATGACCGACGAGGATGCTCTCTCGCTGGCAAATAGGGTCGCGACGATTGCCGGCTCGCAGGCCGGCATGTTGCCCGAATACACCGCACCGACCGCCGGACAGCAGGATGGACGCGATGTGTTCTTTCAGGCGGATAAGACATCGGGTCGCACGCGCGTGCTTCCTGGGGTTTCTCCGCGGCCACAGAAGCCTCTGGTGGAAGTCAACGCTCAGCAGAAATTCGAATCGGCCTCAGAGAAAGCATTTGGTGAGGCCGAGGGCAAGGCATTCTCGGCCATTCAGGAGCTTGGTCAGGCGTCACAGGATCAGAATTCCAGCTTGCGCGCCATGATGGACAATCCAGCAATCACCGGGCCAACACAAGACTTTCGTGCCTCGGCGAATTCGTTCTTTTCTGACCTTGGCGTTCCGATCTCTCCGCAGAAGGTTGAGCAGGTCGCGAACCTCGGTCAGTACAAGGCCATGCAACAGTCGCTCGTACTGGCCGAACAGATCAAACAGAAGGGGCCGCAAACAGACGGCGATCGAAAAGTCATCCAGGAAACATTTGGTAACACGAAGAACATCAAAGAGTCGAACGAACTGATTCTTAAGTACAAGCTCGCGATCAACGATCGTAATAGCGTGCTGTCGGAGATAGCCGAGCGACACAGGCAGGACACCGGTGGTATCGATGGATGGAGAAAGACCGTTCGCGACTACGTGAACAAGACGCCACTTGCCGCCAAAGACCCGGACAGCAAGCGCCTTGTCTTCTGGAACGAATTCTCCGAGGCAATGCGCGAGGACAATCCGACCATGAGTGAAGAGGACATCATGGGCTATTGGCGCCAGCGGTACGGTGGCAAGTAAATGCCCGAGCAAATCGTCAATCGGTTTGCGGCCGAGGCGACACCGCAGGGCGAGCCCGTGGTCAACCGCTTTGCCGAAGCGCCAATCGACTACTCGAAGCTTGGCGAGTTCGATGCAAAGAAGGCCACGGAGGGCCAGCAGTGGCGTCTTGCGCTCGGCTACCTCACCACACCAAACGCAGATGCGCGCGCCGACATCATCCGCAAGGTGCTGCCGGGCGCTCGCATTGAAAACGACCCGAACAACGGCCGCCCTATCGTCAGCTACAAGGGCGAGGTTGGCTACATCGACAAGCCGGGGATCACCATGGGCGGTGTCATGGACTCGCTGGCGCAGGTTGGCAAGTACATCCCTGCCGGGAGGCTTGCGGGGGTCGGTGCCAATCTACTGACCCGCATGGGGCTCGCCGGCGCCGGCGCGGCGGCGACCAGCGTTGCCGAGGACGTGGCCGCCATCCCGCAGGGGTCGGAGCAGGGAGTGAGCGTCGAGAAAGCCGCTGCCACGGGCATTGCCGGCTCTGTCGGCCAAGCCGCTGGTGAATTGGTGATCGCGCCAACCGTCAACTGGCTGACCCAGCGAGGCGCCCAGGTGTGGCAAGCCCTGCGCGGCCAACCCGCGGCCGTCCAAAACGGCACGCTGACACAGGTCGGCAGGCGGCTTGCGCAAGAGGCTGGACTGGACCCAGACCAGATGACGCCGCAGCTTGCCAGGGAGCTGGAGTCCGCCGCGACCAGGGCCACCGCAGCTGGCCTACCCGACGAGCAATTGCCGACGGCTATCGACCGCCAGGCACTGTCCCAGCGCTTCCGCGTGCCTCTCACGCGCGGCGAGGTGACGGACGATTACGCCCAGCAGAGTCTCGAGGAAAACCTGCGGCGCATGGACATTACCACGCGGGCGGGAACGCTCATGCGGACAGCCGAGCAGGAATCGGCGGCCAGATTGCGAGGCGCGGGCGGGGAAAGCGGGTTTGGCCTGCTGCAAAGGCAGTTGACCGGAAGCGCCGATGATGTCGCCGCCAGCGGGCAGTCCGTTGTCGGCGCCACGCAGCAACGCGCCACCATGGCCAGGGAATCATACCAAGGCGCGTACCGGTCAGCGCGCGATCTCGGCGCATCGCTCGATGCCCGGAACTACAGGCAGTTCCTGACGCAAGCCGAGACCACGTTGAAGGACACGGTCGACTACGACCCGAATCTGTACCCGCAGACTGCAAAGATGATCGACAACTTACGGAGTCGACTTGTCTTCATGGAGGAGGCCGGCCGCGAGGCGCCGCGGAAAATCCCGCTCGCGAAGCTAGAGAACTTGCGCAAGATCATCAACGCGCAGTGGAAGTCCGCAGATGCTACGGACCGCATGGGATTGGATGTCTTGCGCAACCAGTTCGATGAAATGGTGAATGGCGCGCTCGACTCGGGGCGAATCTCTGGTGATGACGCGGCAGTACAGGCGTGGCGTTCGGGCCGGCAGCTCTTTCAGCGGTTCCAGCAACTCTATGGCGTTGACAAACAAGCCGGTCAGGGCGAGCAGTTCGCCGGCCGTGAAGTTCGCAATTGGTTGCGCTCCGATAACGTCACCGGCGAGGAAGTCATTCGCAAGGCGGTGACGAATCGCGCGTTGACGCAGCGAATTCTGCAAATCAATGGCCAGGACAGCCCGGCACATCAGGCGCTCAAGCAAGGCACGCTGGAATATGTCTTTCGTCCCGCGCTGAGAGGCGAGGGTATCAGTCCGCGTCTCGTTGTGTCGTCCTATGAGAGGTGGTTTCGCGGTAGCGGTCGTGAGCAGATGGAGGCGATCTACTCGCCAGCAGAACGTCAAGCCATTGCCGAATTCGTGCGCCTTGCGCGCGCGAAGATTCCGCAAGAAGGTGTCGTTAATTACTCGAACACCGCAAACAATCTCGTCAAAGGCGCGCAGCAGTTACTCAGTCGCTTGGGTATTGGTGCCGCCGCCACCGGAAATATCGAGACCGCTGCTGCACTAGGTGCCGCCAATGCCATCTCTCGCGGCGTCAAGGGCGGACAGGCGGCTCGCGCGGTTCAGGGGTTGGTGCCGCGCCCGACCGCATTAGGGGCCTCTGCGATAGCTGCAGGCGTAGCGGATGAGAAAGCAGCCGATGACTATTAACGTGCACAGGCCAAAGAAGCCAAGCAGGTTGCCGCGAAAATGGCTTGACCAGATGTTGCGTAGGCCGACGGTGAATGCCGCAACGATGGCGGCTGTAATGGTGTTTTGAATGCCAGCTTTTTTCACGATTACGCACCGCCATGCATGTTGTGAAGGGCGGTCTTTTTTGGCTGCTTTAAGGCTCCGTGTTTTTTTAAATAGAGGGCGTGGCTAGAAATGCTTGCGCATATTTTGCAGCGGCGCCTCGTTCGCGATCCTTCGGTGAAGTAGGCGGAGTTCTCTGGCGTTAACTCATGACCATGATCGCAATGAGTCTTTCTAAAGGCCCATTTTCGCTTGTTGCTTTGCTGTTCGGAGATTGTCGCCCAACGACAGTTGTCCGGCTCGTAGTTGCCATCGTTTTCTCGCCGATCAAGCTGCATCCCGGTAGGACGATTCCCAACATCTGTAACGAATGCATCAAATGATGACCGCCACCGCCGACACACCGAGATCCCTCTGTAGCCGTACCACTTGTATGACTGATCGTCAGGGTTGTGGCAGCGAGAAATCATTGCGTGCCATGTCTTATAAAGCGCTAAACGGTTTTTGTCCTTAATAGCCATGCCAGCCCTATTTACTCTTCCAAAGATTGTTGCATTGTCGGCGACAAATCAGATTTTGCCAGGAGCAAGGATTTACTTCTATCAGTCTGGCACAAGCACGCCACAGCCCACGTATCAAGACATTGCGCTAACGGTTCCGCATGCGAATCCAGTGGTCGCCGATGGTGCTGGCGCGGTTAACGCCATCTACCTTGACCCCTCACTTCCCAGCTACCGCGTCATCCTGGCCGACTCGGCCGACGTGACGCAGCCCGGCTATCCTATCGACGATTACCCGTCGAATCAAAATGCTGGACAGACATACAGGCTGAAGTCGGCTGCGCCGGAACTCATTTTCGAGGAAACCGATGCAGCTGCCGGTAATCAGAAGTGGAGGCTACGCGTCAACTCTCAGCAGCTAACGATTGACCTGTTGAATGATGCGGAGAGCGTGGCGACGACGATAGCCACATTCACTCGAAGCGGGACGACGATAACGGCGGTGAACTTTGCGGCCGACGTGCTGCAGAACAACTCCAAGACGGTGCTGAGCAGGGACAGCACGACAGCCGAGGTCACGTTGACCGGATGTACCACCTCGCCGACTAGAAATGTCGACTGCCAGAAAATCGGGGTGGGTACTGGCGCAGAACTGATCATCATCAGCATTGATGTTGGTGTGCTCACCGGAACGTCAAACACGACCGCAATGTCAATCACCGGTATCCCTTCCGGGTATCGTCCGAAAACGGGCGATTCCGCCTTTTGTTTTGTCTACGTCACTGACAACGGTGTCTCCAGGGGAGCGAAGGCGACGCTGAATACCTCTGGTGTCATGAGCTTTGGCCTCGGGATAGATGGAGCGGATGCCTTTACGAACTCAGGCACAAAGGGTCTGCCGAATCGCTTCGTATTCATGACGGTGCTCGACTAATGGCACACCAACTGTTCCACCTACCGCGACCGACAGCGATCAGTAACAACCTGACGCTTGTCGCCGGGGCCAAGGTTGGATTCTTCCTCACCACGACATCGACGCCGACCAATAGCTATCAAGACTCAGCGCTCACGACGCCGCACACCAATCCTGTCGTTGCCGATGCGGCTGGCAGATTGCCCGCAATTTATCTCGACCCGGACATTCAATACCGAGTCACGTTCACCGACGCGGCTGATGTCGAGATTTACCCGGCTATTGACCCGGCCAACGATCTGCTGCTAACGCAGGCGATCTTTGATGCGTACCTTGCGCTGTCAGGTCCTTACAAACGCACCGGCGCCGAGATCGCCGCGGCCTTGACGCCGACGGACTACGCCGTCCCAAGTCACGAAGCCACAGGCGGGTTAGTCCGGCCCTCCCGCTATTTCAACAATGCCGTTCCCGGTACAACAGACTGCACGACCATCCTCAATACGCTGGCTGATTTCTGCCGAGCGAACGCGTTTACGCTGCAACTTGAACCTGAAACGTGGCTGTTCTCAAACACCTTGGACTTCACGGGCATCGCTGTGCAAGGTACCGCAGGCAATGGATACACACTGCCAGATTCAATTCCGCATCTAAAGTGCGACCCATCTGCAGACGTACACTGCATCCTGTCCGAAGGCAATTCGCACTTTAGAGACTTCTACATCCACGGCGGTTCTAATGTGGCGGTGCTGGGAGTAGGCGATCTTTTTCACTTTGTAAGCCCGACCAACTTATGTTTCGACATACACATTGACAACGTGGCGGGTAAATTCGCGAAACGCGACACGATTTACTGGGAAGGCGGCGCGTACAGTTCTATACGAAATTTCAGCGGGCAGGTTGCTCGCCGACACGGTTTGAACTTAGCTCAGGGCGTGTACCCGTGCACGACGGTCAGCGTAAGCGGCAATTCAACATTTTCTTCTACACAAAACGGCTTCGGCGCGCGCATCGAGAACGGTGTAAGCATTCTTTTCGATGGCGTCATTCTAGAAGATACGTGGGGTATTTTGATCACGGGGAACGTGAACAGAAACCTCACATTCAACAGCGTCTATCAAGAAAACTTCACCAATCCCGACACGCGCTTCCTCACCTTTAACCCAGCGTCCGGGTCTCAGGGACTGACTATATCTAACTGCATCGGCATCGGTCGCACGATAAGTGGCATTGATGGCAGCTCAAGAGTTCATATTTTCGGCAACGCCGGAATAATCGAGCAAGCCGTGCCATTCGCTGGACGCGTTGTAACGGCGGACAGTGGGTCGCAGGTCACTTCCACAATGGCAGGCAGTTTCACGGTGGCATCTGTTGTGCTGCCGCCGGGAACATGGATGATCAACGCGACAATGCAGACGCTAACGAGCACCGCGACAGGGATGATTGGTGCCGCCTGCGCGCTGACGACAAATGCAGCCTCATCGGGAAGGTTGATTACTCTCGACGTCGATTTTGCGCCCGGGGCGGCCGAAGCTATGTACGCTCCCATCGGTGGGCAGATGGATCAACGACTGAATTGCTTCAGGACATACGAAAACACCACTGGGGGTGATGTGACTATGTACCTGCGCGGGTGGGCTGATTTCTCAGGCGCGGGAAATCTCGGTTACCGGGGCGTGATAACGGCCACGAAGCTGACATGACGAGGCGGCTTAATTCGCATGGACAAGCAGCTCCCCGATGACTTTGACCCCTACGGTGGACAGATGACCGCAATCAGCGGAGGCAACGGACATGGCCGGCAGTGGCTCATGCAATTACTGCAAGGTCTGATTCTGGCTGGCATAGTGGCCCTGATCGGGGTGACCTGGAGCATGTCCAGCGACATCACCGAGCTACGGGTAACCCTCAGTGAGAGGCAGAAGCAAAATGACCGAGACATCACCAGGCTTGAATCCTCAGACACCCGGCACGATAACGCGGACGCGCGGCACGACACCGAACTGCGCGGACTCGATAGTCGCGTTACCGCAATTGAGCAAGCAAGACGGGCCAATCAGCCTAACGCTAACGATCGACAAGAGCGTCGGTAAGGTTGCGGCTTGGGTCGTCGGGCTCGTTGTCGTAATGGCCGCCATGGTGGGGGCCGGTATCGTCATGTCGGTGTGGATGATTATCTCCTACCGAGAGACGGAGCGCGAGGTGCGCCTGCAGCGCCTGGAAACCGACGAAATGAACATCCGTCTTGAGATTGCGAAGATTCCGAAGCATCAACCAGGAGACAAACCGTGAGCCATAAGAGCGGGCACATCATCATCAGCCGTCTCAAAGATCCCAACGGCGGGAGCGTGACAGCGGTGTCTGGTGTTTTCGAGGCCAGGATCGAACTGGAATTTGTCCATGGAACCACGCTGGAAGAGCGCGTCAAGAAGGTTCGGCAGGTCGAACGCCTGCTCGACAAGATGGATCAGGACGACGAGGACTGATGGACCCGGCGATTCAGCTCTGGCTGTTCGCCGGCGCTTTCAGTCTCATCGGCATCCTATTCGCGCTGGTCTGGCACCACGTCATGCACTGCAAAGGCGTCGGCGAGGATATGGCCGTGATCAAGCAAATCGTCACCGACATTCGCAGGGAAATCGGCAACCACGAGACCGGCATCATCGGCCAGCTGCATCGCTATTCGAAGGCGATAACGAAGTTGTACGCAAAATTGGGAGCGGATGAAAAATGAGCGCAACGCTGGTGACTTTATTCCTGGCTTTGTGCGTTTTCGGCTGGACGCATCGGGGTGAGCAATGACGTGGCGGCACTTTTCTCGTGATGAATTCGCCTGTAAGCACTGCGGCGAGAATCTCATCGATGACATGTTCGTCACCGAACTGGACGACCTACGCCATCGCCTTGGATTCCCGCTGGTCATCACGTCCGGTTACCGATGTCCGGAGCATAACGCCAAGGTTTCCAGCACCGGGCGCACCGGTCCGCATACCACGGGACGCGCCGCCGACATCGCCGTGTCACATACACGTGCTTACGAAGTGCTGCAAACCGCGCTGCTCATGAGGTTCACCGGCATCGGCATCAATCAGAAAGGCGGCTCGCGGTTTATCCACTTGGATAACTTGCCGAACGCGCCTGGGCAGCCTCGGCCGACGCTGTGGTCCTACTAGGAATGAGCGACTGCCAAGCAAGCAGCCGCCCGAGAATCAGCCGTCCCCAAGTTTGTCGTTACGGTCTTCCCGGTCCACGCTTGGCGCTGGCTAGGCGCAGTTGACGATCCGGCGAGGTGATCATACATGACCATCGAACTGAGAATCAGTGAAGTGAGGCCGGTCGCTACTCCGGCTATGCGCCTCATGTCGCGTCTCAAGGGTTTTTGGGGCACTTACCGCCTATGCCGTGTTCCACGGACATCTAGCGTTTCTGCTTTCAACGCCGCTCACTCGGGATTGATTCTACATCCATAACCCGGAGAACACATGGCAAACGAACAGCAGCCTTTGCTTCCAGCCGCGCCAATCTACAAGTCCGACGTATTCATCAAGGGCGCGGGTGCGGTGCTGACGCAGATCGTATCGCTTGGCTTCCGCGTCGCCAAATACTTCAATCCAGAGATTGGCATCGATGAGGAGGCGGTTCAGGGTTTCATCGCCGACGGTCTGCAGATCGTTGCGGCCGCGCTCGCGCTGTGGAGCTTGGCGAGCCGGAAGAATTCCGCAATCGCTCCACTGACGTACACCGCCAGCGGCGCCGCCAAACAGAATGCGGAGAATCCCCCCATGCTCGGCGCCGACCCGACTAAAACGCCAGCGCCTCAGCAGACCGCAACTATGTCCACGAAGGAGCCATCGCCATGATTTCCACCCTTCTCGTGTTATTCATCGTCCTGTGCATCGTCGGGCTAATTTTGTGGGGCGTGGGCCAGATACCCGGCATTCCAGGCATTGTGAAAACCGTCATCTACATCGTCGTTGGAGTCGTCCTGTTGTTGTGGCTTCTGTCCTATGTCCAGGGCGGAAACATTGGAGCACTGAACCCATGAAGCGCCTTCGAAATCTATCCCTCCCGCTGCTGCTCATCCTGCTCGCCGGTTGCGGCATCTTGGGCGTCCCGCAACCCCAAACTCTCCGCGAGCGCATCGCCGCCGCCTACGTCACCGAAGCTGCTGTTCGGCAGACCGGTCTGACGCTGCTGCAGGCGCGAAAGATCACGCCGGCCGACAACGCGAACGTGAACCAAACCGCCGACAACGCGCGGGCGGGGATTGAGATTGCGCGCAGTCTGGAGTCCGTAGACCCGGCCAACGCCAATACCCGGCTACAGCTATCGATCGAAATCCTAACTGGCCTGCAGCAATACCTTGAGGGTCGCAAATGAGTACCGAAGCACTGGTGATTGCGTTGATGTTGGAGGCGCTGAAGCAGGCCGGGGCCTATGGTCAACTGCTGAGCGACTCTCGCGCCCGTGGCACGCCGATCACGAATGAGGAGCTGGATGCGTTGCGGGCAAATGCGGACGCGATTCGTGACGCCTCAGCGGCGGAGAGGGCGCGGCAGTTGGCGGAAGGCGCCTAAGTCTGTTGGCGCAGGCGGAGAGCTAAGGCGGATTTCATGCTAAAGTTATCGCCCGGAACTTTAGGAGATTCCCATGACGTGATCCTCTCAATTGGAGCACTTCATGAAACGTTCGATTCGTCGCCACTACGCGGCCGTCAATAAGGCGCGTCACCGCCATATTCTTGAGATTGTCCACTTCGCCAAACTCAACGGCTGGTCATGGATGATCCGCGGCGAGCTGATTGAGATTCCACCCAGCATCAAAGCCTGGAACAACGTCTCCCGCTGCTGCATGCAGGAGCCCGGCTGGTGGACTCACGAGTACACCATTCAGCCGGCTCGCACGAAGTCCAGTCGCCTTTGTCGCCTTGTCGAAAAGGGCGCCATTGATCCCGATGGCATCGTTTGGCCTGACTTTCGAAAGCCGCATGTCTACTACTGGTGAGACATCCTCATCCTTGCCCCGGCCACCCCGCGTCATTGGCGCGTTTTCGCGACCAAGAGGGCGTCGATAATTTTTACCACGAACAGCTGCTGCGTCTTGGTGAGCATCTGCATGCGTTCCGCGTGCCGAAGAATCTTTAGCGAGCGCCGTTGCCGCCGTTGGCGTGGCATGGCCATTCCCATCAGCTCTTCCGCTGGAATGTCGAGCG